TTTAGAACCCATATATGATTCTACCAATACTTTAATTGCGTCAGCCCAACCTTCAATTGAATCTCCGATGAGGTATCTTCTTGTTCTGTTTGGGTTTGGTTTTTTAATTTCAGGTAGTTTATCTACGTGGTGTTTTTGAACTGAAAATCCAACGCCTGTTCCTCCTAATAATAAGAACATTGTTTCAGAAAATGCATCTGTGTGATCAATTGGCAAATATGCACAATTATATACTCTGTTTGGTGAAATCTCAATTGGTTTTCCACCAAACTGTAGGGATCTCATTGATGGTAAGATTTTCTTATCATATACCATCTTATAAACCTCCTCAATTTCATTTTTAATGTTTGGGTATTTTTTTTGGTGCATTTCTTTATTTCTTGTCACCAATTCTTCCCAAGTTTCCCTTCTATTCAATTCAGGGACAAATTTAGCGTATTTCATATACACCGTAATATCACTCAATATTTTTTGTGAAATATCCATATTTACAAATTTAATTATTTTATTTTAATTTTCCTACTATTTTGATTGTTCTTGTTCTCTCTCTTGACGTTTTTTCAACAATTCCTTAACTCTTTGTCTTTGTCTTTCTTCTTTTTGTTCTTCCAAACCTAAGAATGTTGTGGTTGATTCTGTATCAATGTCTATCATTGCGTTGTCAAACTTACAATTTTCAAAGACAACACCATCATCACCTATCCTTGATTTTGTGATGGCTATAGTTGCCAATTTCATTTCTTTTTGTTGTAATGTTTTTGCAACTGAAATGATTACGTGTCCAACTTGTGCTTTCTTAATAGAACCACCCATTTGATCGGTTGTTACAACTTCTGATGAAATTGATGAACGATTTCCTTGTGTTGCCGTCCAACCAACGATGTTCATTTCGTGACACATTGCTTCAAAAGCTCTCATTACAGAACCTTCACTCTTCCATTCATCACCTAAATTTTTATCAGGGACTACGCAGTCAATATAATCCAATACAATCATATCTATTTTTATTCCATCTGCAACCATTTTTCTAATTTCGTTCTTGATTTGCATCATAGTTTTAGTATCAGATGGATCTTTTTTCAATATTAATTGATTTGGCATTGTATTTTCAATCTCTTTTACTTTATTCATCACCTCTTCTTTTCTCTCTGACAATTCGTCAGGGTGAATCTTTGTCCAAAGGGTAAAATGTTTCCTTTGTATCACTTTTGGGTTGTCCTCAAAAAATACTTGTAGGACGTTAAAACCAAGATTGAATGCATGGTTTGAAATCTTTGTAAGGATGGTAGACTTACCTACTCCTGTTGGTGCAAGGATTACTCCTATCTCACCTTTTGCCAACCCTCCTTTTAACAACCTGTCAATACCTGGTATTCCCATTGGTATTGGATGACGGTAGTCATCTTCAAGCACTTGGTCTAAGTTTGAAAAGACACCCATTGTACTAGTGTCTTTTGAACCAACCAATAAGGCTTCTCTCACCAATTCTTCTAATGTGTCGTAGTTCTCAAACTCTCCACCATCAATAATTTTTTGAGCCTTTTTCATCACTTTCTGTAACTCTTGTTGTTTACAGAATTTAAGTGCTTTTTCTTGGACGAAATCCGCTCCCTCAATAGTTATATCCTTGATTTTCTTGATTGTATCAAGAACAACTTTGATTGCGGTTTCTTGTTGTAATTCGGACTTGGCAACTTGCTCAAGGGTATCAAATGTTGGGGTTGCATTATACTTTTTATAATACTCCTTAATCATTTGGATGATTATTTTAAAATACTTGTTTTCAAAATAATTATTCTCAATAACTTCAATGATTGAATGTGAGAAATCCTTGTCTAAAATAATTTGGTTAAGTAATTGAATCTGAAAATTATTACCGAGATACTCAAAATTTTTATTAGTCGCCATACTTTTTTACTTCTGTTAGTAATGATAAATACTACTAATTTTAATTAAATTGAGGATTAAAATAATTAAATTTTTTGCCTGAAAAAATGTCAGTTAGTTCGGATAATACCCCTTTCAGCTTTGGGCGTAGGTCTACGGTGTATCTTACCTTTGGTGGGTATGGTTTAGCATCAAACACTCTATGACAAATTGTCATATTATCCACCTTAATAAAGAGGTTAAATTTTTCATCTCCGTCTGTAATTGACGTGTTAAGCACCTCTGGGTTTTCAGTAATTTCATACTGATTGTCCAACATATATACAACAGACCTCATCTTTAAGTCATATTGTAACTCTTGACAAAAACCCTTAATGTAGTCGTGAAGCTCCACCGATTTTTGTGCGTTTTTGTTGAACCCTCTCACATTGAAAAACCTTTGCACCACAATGTTGTCATTACACGTTAACAAAAATTCAACCTTTACTGTTTCTTGTTCTCTCATCGTTTTTACTTTTTTGTTTTGTTTCTAAATTTACTCTTTTCTTTTCTTGTTAATTTTAAAAATGGTTTAAGGAAGTTAACCCAAGCTTCGTCACCTTTTGGTAGGAACTTAAAGAAACCATCTTCCATCATCATTCTTATTAGGTTTCTATGTCCTCTACCGTCAGGGTCTAATGTTTCGGAGTAATATACTCTAACCATTTCTTTTCCTTCGTCTGTGATAAGTGGATTATCCAAATCTACGATTTTTTCATTGATGATAAAAAATTCATTTCCGAAAATACCTTCTTTTGTTTTACCACTTAACAAATTTTGTAAAGCCACATTTCCTTTTTGTTCTGTTAAAAGTTCTTCAGCTCTTGTTAAAATATCGGTATATTTAATCTCCCTATCAAGGATCTCAGGAAATAATTTTAAAAATGTTTTTTCACCCAAATAAAAAATACCATCAATATTGTCAGATGAGTCACCTGTTAATATCTTATAGGTTTTTACATTATAATGAGGTATTTCAACGTCATACATTTTAATACCATCCCCATTTTTATAATACTTTTTTTGTTGTGGTGAATAGATTGTTACTTTGTCGGATATTAGTTGTGTTAAATCTCTATCTGATGAAAATATTGTTTTTTCTTCATCTTCAGAAATTTTACAATAATAAGCAATTAAATCATCCGCTTCAGAGTTTTCAATTTCCAACTGTCTTACAAACATCTCCTCAAGATACTGTTTAACTCTTTGTTTCTGTTGTAAAAAAGATTGTTCTCTAAAGTCTTCTTCGTTTTTTTGTTTACGATTTAATTTGTATTTTGGATATAACAACCTTCTTTCTGATGTGCTTGTTTCGCCATCCCAAAATACCACTACCTTATTATAGTTTGTTTCTTCTAAAAATCTTCTTAAAGTATTAAGGAAGTGCCACGTTCCACCTACGTGCACTCCCTTATTAAAAAAATCTTTTACTCCGTGAAAACCAATCTTTAGTAAGTTGTTCCCATCTACCAAAAGAGTTTTAGTCATTAATTTCCTCTTTAAATTGGTTTGACAAATTGTTTTTGTTTTCTGTAATATATTCTGCAAAAAATTCACTAAAGATGGCTTCCATTACTGGAACACAAATTGAGTTTCCTGCTAACGATACGTGTGCTGTGTTTGATAATGAAGTTGATAATAACTTATCAATATCATCTTCTTTCACACCCATAAATCTATAACCTTCTCTTCCTGTGATGTATCTTACTCTCCCATTTTCAGTCATAATTTGTGGTGAACCACTTGTGGTTAAACAAGGTGAACAACCTTCAATTGAATATATTCTTCTTGCCTGATCGTATTTGACATCATTTCTTCTTCCAACCAACTGACAGATAGAACTTTTGATTGGTGTATGTGGTGTATAATCACATTCAATAAACAAGTTTTCATTTACCTCATCTTCAATAAAAGGTTTCATAGGGACTCTTGTTTTTTTGTAATTATCAACATTTAACATTTTTGTTTTTACGTTTTCGTGAGTATCATTTAATACTGACATCATAAAAACTCTTTCTCTATTTTGTGGACATCCGAAGTCTGCCCCATTAAGAACTCTCCAATATGAACTATAACCAAGTCCTCTTAAAAAATAGATATGTTTGTTAAAGTTTTCAATATGGTTTTTAGAAACCAAGTTTTTTACATTTTCCATTAACAGATACTTTGGACGATTAACCGAAAGTAATCTTTCAACATCATAAAGTAATCCACTTCTTGTGCCTTCTTTAATTCCTTTTTGAACTCCTGATATTGAGATGTCTTGACAAGGAAATGAGTATGTTAACAAGTCACACTGTGGGAATGTGTTTTCATTAACTTTTGTTATATCACCTAAATTACCACTTGTTGTCGTGTGTAATGCATCATAACACTCATTTGCTTGTTTGAAATTATCACAGTTTGCAACATTTTCATAATCAACTCCAATATACTTAAGTGCTAATTCTTGTGTTCCGTAACCCGAAAATAAACTTACTACTTTTAACTTATTCATATCTCTTCTTCGTCTTGTAAATCAAATCCTCCATCTACACCGATAATTTCTTTCCAATAATCGGCATATTCTTTCTTATATTTTTCAATTGATGCTTTTTCCTCACTAGAATCTTTACCCGCTAAAAACCCGTGTGGTGTTACTATTATTTTTCCATCTTCATACCCCAAACCATTTATGTGGTTTTTCATAACAGATACTTTTGTTCGTGATGCAAATTTAACAGTTCTTTTATCTTTTGTTGCGGTAATTTTAGTTGTTCCCGCACCTTTTTGGTTTCCAAATAAAAACACCAAAGAAGAGTTTAACCAAATTGCTTCACCACCTTTTGCTTTAATTTTTGGTTGTCCAAATGGATTGTCAGGTAGTTCAACCCAAGGTTGATTAACAATAATCAATGTGTTTTCAAATTTTGAGTCCGATCTTCTTGTTCCTGAAATTCTTTGGTTAATTCCCATACCAATTTTATCTGCAAGAACCGATGCGTTATGTTGTTTACCACCTTTTCCTTCGTATGTCATTTTACAAGGAACGGAACCAACAGAATCCCAAAGAAAACATAAACTATAGTCAAGTTCACCTTTTTCTTGTGCGTCCAACATATCATTGATATAATCTGTTATCTGTTCAATGTATTGGAAGTTGTTATTAAATATAAAGAATCCATCCCAATCAAGTTCGCCCGTTTCTTCATCAACGACTTCACTACATTCAAAACCCATAAGTTTTGCATGATCAAAACTCCATTTTTGTTCTGTGATAATAAACACAGGAAGTATTTCTTTTTTTTGTGCATCAACTGCCGTCTTAACTAAAGCTGTTGTTTTACCAGTATCTGAATGTCCTAAAAACATATTTATGTGTCCCATGGCAGGACCTGGTAATCCAACCGCATCTAAAAATTCAGAACCTAAATCAAAATATCTTTGTGGTTTATATTTTGCTTCGGAAGAGAATTTCTTCTTTATAGAACTAAAATCATTTTTCTTAATTGCCATCTTTTTCTTTTTTTATAAAATTATATAACATTTCTTTATAGTCTTTACTCCATTTTGGTTTTAACTCAATGTCACCAGTAGGTATTTGATTTAAGTTTTTCAACTTCTCAATATGTTTTTTGTGTCTTGCTATGACATTTTCCCTTTCTGGTGTATCAGTTCCTAAACCACTCATATGATATCCTCTACCGCCCCACATATAAAACCACGAAACTTCTTCATCAGATGGTGTAGCTTTTACCACTCTATGATTTAAATCCATCAATCTATTAACAAATGTAACATCATATCCCGCATTTTCAAGTGGATGTCCACCAATTTTTTCCCAAGCTTTTTTTGTATATACAATTCCTGAATTACCTAAACTAGTTATTGCAGTTATATTTGGTTCATTATAAAAAACACCTCTGTCCCAATGCATTAAATCAGCTTTGGGGTGAAAGTATTTTGCGATATTTTTTAAATGATTTGGTAAAGCAACATCGTCATCATCCCAAACAGCAATTAAATCACCTGAACATTTTGATACCGCAAAGTTTTCTTTAGCACCTATGGTGTTAAAAGTATAATCCAGGTTATATATTTTAACTTGAGGGTGTTCAAAATGTAAAGTTTGGTATGGGTAATCATTAACTATTATCATTTCTTTTTCACCATCATATTCTTGATTTAAAAAAGAAAAAATACTTTCCTCTAACAAATTAACCCTACCATAGGTTATACATTTACACGATATAAATGGTAAATTTTTAGTTTCAATGTTCATTTAGGATAATAATAAAAGGGTTGGGCACTTTGTTTAATTAAATGTCCAACCTTTGTTAAAAATTAGAATGGTAATTCATCGTCCACAT